TGTAACCAATCTCGGTGGCTGGGGATGGTTTATTCTTTTTTGTATTTTCTTTTAACATTATTGTTTCGCCTTTGAAAAAACATTTGCTAATAAACTAAACCAAGATTCAGGAAGATATTGATTGGCTTTATATTCTGGATAATTAGAACCAAGCTTATTCATAAACTCTTTGTTTCCGCGCATCGCTTGAGCCAAATCTTTAGCTGATATATTTCCAGCTTCGTATTTTTTTAGATGCCCCCCAAGCTTATGTGGCACAACTTCTTCTTTGTATTCTTTGCTTACTCTAGTTAATTCTTTTGAAAGTTTAGGATCAGCTTTTTTTAATGCATTGTGCATTTCTTGTTCTATATTGTTTTGAAACTTCCGGGCTTGCACAAGCTGCGCTTTAGTTTTTTCTCTCAGTTCAGTTCCTGTCATTTTATCTTTAGATCTAATAAATTTTCCTAATGCGCTTTGTGCCTTATGAGCTTTTTCTAAAGTAGGATCTTTAAGATATTCGCTTAGTTTAGGATAGTAATCTTCATTCTTTGATTTAATTAAATCTTTCATTTTTCCCAGAGGGACTTTTACTTCTTTGACTCCAGCGTTCATAGCATCTTCAAATAATTTATTGTAATTTAAACTAGATTTTTCTATAGCTTTATTTGCACCAGAAGCTATTTTTTTACCTATGGCTTCTGAACTAATGCCCATCTTATTAGTTATAGGATTTAAAACCCTACCTGGAACATGAGCAGCTTTAGTTGCCAAGTTTCCTAGGACGCCTAATGCAGGCGGAACTCCAAAATAAGACGCAGCAGCAGCTGGAAGCGTATAACCTAGAAATTCTCCAGCAGCTGCTGAATTTGGATTTTGTTCACGCCCCTGTCTTGCATAATGCTCTCCTGACTGCCCGAATCGTTCAGCGCCTCTAGCTACTGTTTCCCCAAATATACCGCTTTTAAATAAAGCATTAGGAAGCGCTGAGGTAACTTCAAAAAAATTATGCGCCCCAGATGCTAATGGATTTTGTTGTTCTTCCTGTTGAGGCATAGAATAATTTTCATATTTACTCCAATCTCTTTTTTGAACAGGAGTTTCATACTGACTCCAATCTCTTTTAGCCATTATTCGACCCCCGCTTCAGGATGATCTGCCAAAAATTCTTCCTTTAAATTAACTGGAACTGTATAAGATTTCCCGTTAACCATAAAGGTAGACGTACCATTTTGCGGCGCAGCATTTCTCAAGGCTTCGGCTTGTTCATTATCCTTATTTCCGGTTTTAATTCCATAAGATTTAGGTGAGCGCAAAGGCTTTCTAAAGTTTTCAGTTTCTAACTCTAAAACCTTAATACCTTCTTTAAGTTTGGATAACGCAATTCTTGGATTGGTGATCCATGCTTCTGGGTTAACTAAATCCTTAATAGCCTCTACAGATCTTGGCTGTATAGAATCTCCGTAGAATTGTCTTATTTGCTTAGCTAAAAAATCTACATCCGTTAACGCTTTTTGATATTTTTCATATTCTTTAGATTCTTTTCCGCTTAAAGCCCTTCCTTCTTCTAGTTTCTTTTTGATTCCCCCAGCAACCCCAGAGTATTGAACTAAATCTTCGGGTTTGAAACGAGATAAAGTAGTATCAATATTATTGGCATAAAGAACGCGAGATCTTGTTGATGAATCACTTGCTTCTTTAACTATCTTGTTTTCAAGCTGCCCAATAATAAATTCTTTTTCTTCTTCACTAATAGGCTCTGAATAATTAGTTCCAGGCCTAAATCCTGCAGCGGCTTCTGCAATTTCATGCTCTGCTTTTCCTAAACTAGTAGCTGCACGCTTATCTCCAGTCCGAGTATACATATCCCTGCTGGCCATTAAACTCTGCTGATTAGCAATATCCCTATCAACAGCTTCTTTAGCTTTTAGGTACAAGGGATGGTTCTCGCCAACTCTTTTCTTTAGAAGCTCTAAAGCAACAGCATTCTTTCCGGTACCACCTAAGCCACCGAACTGATTTTCTATTTGTCGATGCGCAATATCAGCCTCAGCTTTAGGCGCATAATATTTATTCTCTAGCAAAGCCTTTTCTAAAGCCGCTTTCTGGTTCTGAGGGGCATATCTAGCCTCTTCAGCTTTGATTTGATTCTCATATCCGCCTTTATTTATTGCCTGCCTTTCCTTAATAGCATTCGTGAAGAGATCGGCAAAGCCTTGGTAGTCTGTGTCGTAGTGAACTGGTCCTGGAACATTAAATGCCATAATAATCCCCCAGTCCGCTTTTCTTTAAGAATGTAGGGTCTTGGAATAGCTTACTAATAGAACTCATAAAATTTTGATTTCCGAGATTTCTATTAGCATTACCGTAAGCTTGGCCGCCAGATGCATAACTGGCCTGCGCCCCAAGACCTGTACCAAGATAATCTCCTAGCCCCTGGGAAGCCTGGAAGCCACGCTGAGATTGTCCTTCCGCGCCCTGTAATCCTCTGCCTTGTATATTTAAAAGATTATCTAACCAGCCCTGCATATCCTGACTTAGCAATCCATTAATTAAATCACCATGAGCTCTGTTGTGCTCTGTAGTACCAGAGAATCCACCAGCAGCAGCATTGTTGCCAAGTTCTCTCCCAAGAGTTTCCTTTCTATACTGATAACCTTGTGATGGCTCATAACCACTTTGTAATGAATTTAGGAAAGCTGTTGGGTCTTGAAACATTTGGCTATATTGGCTTTCTAGAGCATTTCCCTGCCGTTGCCCTTGCTGGATGTAGGGATCGTATGTTTGATGGCCTATGCCTGAAAGCTGATTAAGATACGGCATTGCAGCATTAGAAGGATTCTTTGGTTTATTGAATAAGGAGTTAGCGCCGCCATAGGCTGCCATACCAGCTTGTGGTCCTGCAAAGTATCCGACGCCTGCTCCGATCGCTGCTGGAGCTAATTTGCTTAAAAATCCCATCCTTGGACTCCTTATGGAAAGCTAGAAGTTGTGAATTTTACTAAACTTCCGCTGATTAGACCCACGTAAACTGGTGGGCTGCTATTATTGCAAAACCACAGCATTCCATCTGGCAGCGGTGGAACAAGCATAGTTGCTGCGGTTATTTGATCTGCTGTTAAGCTTGGAATGATAAATCCATTCTGCGACAAACATTGCTGCATAGCAAGATTTACTTCTTCATTATAATTTTCTTGGTCAGCATTTTTTATGTAGTTGGGTATTTCCACTAATTATCCTCACGCATATAAATATGCAGTCCCATTTTGAAGAATGAACCTACTATGGCCCCAGAACTTAAACTTGAGCGTTAAATCATTTGCTAAACCTAATCTATCCCAAGACATAATATTTTGTCTGTAGCCAATGGGATTTAAATTCCTAGAAACATAATTTCCATATGTTATTCCACCATCAACAGAGAGGCATAAATCAATGCGTGGTTGATATGGAGGGATGATAACAGAACCGGGAATGCCAGATGCGCCAGACGATTCGGTGACATAGAGAGATCCCCACGCTGTTTCATAAATATCTTCATCTTGAACAATAGAATCTTCTGTGACGTAATAATTAATATTATTTAGTAGCGATAAATCACTGACAGCGCTATCACAGCCTTGCTCAAGCGTTATGGTTACCCTGTCGCATATAAAGCGGGTATTGTTTCTAAGTCTGATAGAAGCGCATATACGAACTCGAGGAATATCAACATTTAGTTTAGGGTCATATCCTGGATTGTTATACGGTAAGGTATTCTCATCATAACTAGTGAAATTAGTAGACGATTGATAAAGAGATGTATTGTTTAGTGATATAAAATAAATCTTATTATTAAAATAAACAAAATTTCTAGCAGGATGATAATTGGTGTTTTGGTCTGTTAGATTAAAGAATTTCTCAGTAGTAAAATCATAGGCTAGGGTTAAATTATCTACTGCATTGTAAAAGGTAAGCTGGTAAAAAAGGTGTCCATCTTGCCTATAGAACATAGCTGTACTTTGAGCTGGATACTTAATTTGGGAAAGGAGATAATCAATTCCGTCTGTAGAGATAGGCTGATAACCTTGGCCTGTGTAGACCATAATAACAGGTGCATTGGATTCGTTTATCCCTAACCACGCTACGTATCTGTCGCTAGTAGCAATAGTGCTAACACTAGCGCACCCATAGTCAACATTGATAGTGCTATTCCTGACATAATTTTGCAATCCGCCACGCTGAGTCCATATTTCACAGACCGTTGAGCCTAAAACAAATACGTTATTACCTTGACCAGGAAGCCTTACGACCGCAAGAGCATAATCTGGTTTTGTCTGTAAAGCCAATTGAGTCGTCTCTGAGATTGTCGTTGCCGAATTATACGAATACGCATACCAAGCAGCTCCATTACCAGTTTTATTGGCATTACCGAATAAGAAGAAGGTATTGTGATAACAGACATAATTTGGAACTAAATCTCCGGTACCAATAGCGCCAGCAGACTGAACAGTTAAATTTGGCGGTAAGGACCAGTTATAAATATAAGCGTTCAGCCCATCTACCAAACATATTTGCGAGTTAAGGTTTTCATCAATGAATACCTCGCCTCGCGATGTTGCCAACGTCCCTATTAAGATTGGCGCTAGAAGCGCGTTAAATTGATAAACCTGCGCATTCACTACCGCAATAAGCAAGTTTCCTCTCGTACTTGCATAAATGCCGCGCCCTTGACCCGCCTTTGCAGCATTAGGAAGCACGTCATACACTTGTTTCCAGCCAGCAAAGTTCACAAGCCAATTGTCAGTGATGAACATATTTTGAGTAAGCTCGGAACTTATCTTGTTATAACGACCAAAGACGCTGCTTCCAACAATGTTTAGATCTACCTCTGGAATCGGCTCTATACCTTGAGGGGTTATAGGCCTCATGGAGTTATAAATCCATTGCTTAAGTTAGCAATTGCGTAGTTAACTTCTTGTGAGCCTCCCAGAGTGCTTATATTAGTCAACCTCAAGTCCATTGGTGCACTAGCTTTGCTTATAGAGCCTTCGTATTCATCTAATTCTTGCTGTGCGACAATTGGCATTGTGAAGTTATAAAGCGCACATAGTTTTTTGCACAATCTATATTTTAGATAACTGATGTAGTAATCATCTAGAATGGTTGTGAGATCGAAGCTTAGATTGTTATTTGGAATAGTTGTTAAGGAAAACAAACCCGTTATTTCCATCGGATAAGCTTGGTCTGGGAAGAAGTATAAGAACAGATTCATACCGCCTAAGCAGCGTTCTGCATACCAGTCCCATGGCAATGAATCAATGTTATTAGCTCTTGCTGTACCAAAGTATTCATTACGAGAATTCTTACGCATGTTATAGCGTACGTTGTTGATAAAGAAAGTTAGAGTTTCTAGCTGAGTGAGTCCTGGAATAAAATACTCTTCCTGATTAATGACTGCATTAAATTCATAATGCGTGGTCATGTAAGGAAGCATGTTTAGCTGAATGGTTTTGTCGGTTAGGATTTCATTTAGAAGAACTAAGCCGTCATTTATTTCTAAACCACTTACTTGTTGAAACTGTCTACTTACGATACCAGAGGTGTAATAAGCATAACTGATTAAGTCTACCGCTGTTATTGCCATCCTGGCCTCCGTAAAGGTGTCGAATTCGCTACCTTTAAAAATACCCGCCACTCACTTGGAATGACGGGTTGTAGGAATTGCTTCGCTCTCGCTAGCAGCTCGTATTAAAGTTCGTCGATATAGCCTTGTACATCTAATGCAACAGCATCGCCAGCGCTTGAAACTTTATATTTCAAATCTGGTAATGGAGTAGCATTAACGCCAACTGGAACGTCTACGATACCTAAGGATGCGGTGCCAGTTACAGCGCTAGAAAATACTGCAGCCGCCCCTGTTCCGCCATAAGGTTGTAAATAGACAGCATCAAAAGCAGTGCCTGCTGTTAAAGCTATTTCTATCTTGACGATAGAAGCAGTTGCAGGAACCGTTTTCTCTAAGTTAACTGCTGTATAGGTTGTTGCAGCTCCAGCTGTGATGCCAGTAGCGATAGGAGCATCGTAGATCATCCAGCGAGATGAACTATTTGTGCCTGCACCCTGAGACTCAGCACCTTGCTGCCAGAACAATGCAATATGACTTGAGCCATTTGAGAAAATAGCGCCAATACGTCTTTGCATATCATAAGCTGCAGGCAACGCAGGAGCTGTTGCGCTTAATGACGCTAAGCAACATGTGGTGCTGTAGTCTGTTGAATCTCCAACAATCCATACGTAGTACAGAGTAGATGCAGCTATAGTTCCTGTGTCTAAACCATTAGCACCGTTAGCAGCCATATTAAGAGTAAGAGCTGCGCTGTTTACGATATCGTTTGTGTTTGTAATATCGCGCGCTTGACCGATAGACACAGTAAGAGTTGTGTTAGAAACCCATAGCAAGCCAAGGCCGTTGATGTAAAGATTACCCGCTGGGTAAAGCTGAGTATTAGGAGTAGTTGTCATAGTTTGTTCCTCAATTTACTGGGGCTTTATGGGCCCCAGCGTTAAAGTTAATAGCCTTAAACAGGGAATATGAGCGCCATACCGTAATCTTGGGCAAGCAACTTACCCCAGATGCAATCACGAACGGTTCCTAATTCACCAGTTCCAAACCTTGCGCCATAATAATGCCTAAAAGAGGCACCGCTATCAGGGTCAAAAGCATTACCTGTAGGGAATGGAGTTTGGCTTGGTAGCTGAGGCATTGCTAAGAACAATGGGTTGCCAGCAGTAATCAAACCAGCTCTGTGAGTTGGTAGTACAGTAACTTGCATACCAGCAACGATAGCGTTGTTGATATTTTGGTTATTAGCTTGATTAACCTGAAGAGGTGGGAACACGCTAACTGTAACTTGAGAGCCACCAGTAGAAGCAGCGTCAGCTGTTGCTTGGAACTGAACTGGAGAAGCTGATACTTCACGTCCGATGTAAGTTAAGAAGCGCATGTTGTTATAGCCGCTTACACCGTCAACAAACTGGAACTTATCATACTGTTTAACCGAGTTAGCATCAGAAGCAGTATGAGTACCGCTGAAAGTAATTGTTGCTACAGCGCCAGTGCTATCTAAAGTTGTGCTAACAACGGTTAGAGTGGAATCAGCTTGTCCTTCGGTTCCTGCTACATGTACAGGTAATAAGTTAGAGCTGTACCATTCGCAATCAGAGAAGTTACCTAATTCCCATGAATTAGCTTGCTCATCATTACGCTTCATCGCGAACTGACCTAAGTTACTATTCACAATTCCTGGAATAGAAACAACAGGCAAGTAACCTTTAGCTTGACCAGCAGCAGCACCGAAGTCTCTGTACTGTGCAAGGGCTTGTGCTAACTGTAAGGAGCTATTAATAGGAGTAACGCCATTACCATAGAAACGGTAGGTGGAAGTTACGCAAACATTAGCAACGTCGGCTTCGATTTTAGCGCCCATTTCGTCGATAGCAGCTTTACCGAAACGGTCCATATAGTCCTCAACATTGAACACGTACTGTTGAGAGGTAAATAGGTAGGAGCTAGAAATTTGGCCTACTACTGACAAAGCGTTGAGTCTTTGTTGAGCGCCTTGGAAGCTTGCTACTAGAGAAGCTACTGTTGTAGCCCGTGGTGGCAATTCGATGTTAACCGTTTGGCCTAACTGTCCAGTTGGTTGTTGCGCATGAAAGTTTTCGAACTTCTTGTTTGCGGTTTTGATAAATGCATATCTGTTTTGTAAGAATTCTAGCTCTGCTAGTTGGTATGTTGGTACATTGACCAAAATATTATTTGGGATCATGTGGGCTACGTCCTTATAGTTCGTTAAAACTACAGACGCGCTACGCGATTAGAGGCTCTTAGCCTTTAAGCCAAGAGGCTCCTTTGAAGCTTCGCTCTGTCGTAGTCGCGCCTGCACCGGGTGACGGACTATGACGAGACAAGGGAGATGGCGCGGACTTGTGAGTTTCCTGCGCTTTGTTATTTTCTCGGATAGAGTCTGCTAAGTCTTTCATGAGCTTACGCGCAACTGTTTCTGATGTTGTTGCTGCTGTATGCATTTGAATTAACTTAGCTGGATTCTTCATGAGCTCGTGCATGATCTCATCAGTGTTATCCTGCTCTGCGGCCAAGAATGTAACTCCGGGAAATTCTTCAGGTTTAAAGCCGCCCATTATTTCTTCAAAGTCAGGGAATTTCTCTTTTCCTTTACCGACTTTGAGATAATATTGCGCTGCAACCTGTTCAGCAGCCTCTTGCCTTTGTTGCTGCATCACTTGTTCTTGCTGCGCTTGCTGTTGCTCCTGGAGACGGGCCATAATTTTAGCTTCTAAATCCGCTAAGTTTGGCTCTTGCATCCCACCCATAGACTGG